TACAACCTGCCCATCCGCAACCTAGAGCCTGTATCAGATGCCCAAGCTACGCAAAGCTAAACTGTTCCAAATGGAAGTCAACCTACTCGACAATGGCAACGTGGAGATGTTGCTTGAATCAGCCGACCCGGAAGAGGTGCTGCGTATTGTCGATAGCCAGCTACCCGAGTACGATGGGGGACACAACCTAGCATCCCTGCTGCGCTACCTGAAGCGAACGGGAGACGACATCTTGGAACGATCAGGACAGTTCGTCCACTGAAGACAAAAGAAAACCCCGGCAACTTGGCCGGGGCTTTTTTGTAGGGGGGTGTGGTTAATTACGATTTACCCTTACCGTCAGCGGCATAGAATGGGACCATCTTACCGGCCTTGTTCTTGACCATCTTCAGATTGCCGCCACTTGCCATCATGGGCATACCCGTCATGGGTTCCTTGCGGCGTTGCATACCTTGCTGCATCGGGGTAGCGGACATCATGCCGCCCATCTGCATATTCTTCTTCTTGTTGGTAGCCATCCCGCCATACATCATCGGCTTGCGGCGAGTAGCACCACCATACATCATGCCCTTGCGCGGGCCGTTGTTGTAGGTCTTCATTGGGTTGCTCCTTGTTTTCTTTCGTCTTGCTTTGCTGCTTCCATCGGGTCGGACGGAAGGAAGGTTGTTTCGTAGGTGAAGGGTTGGTCAGTGGTATCCGTCATCCTGACACCTTCCCGAATCAGGAAGGACTTAGCCAGCGTTGTGAATGTCCGGATATCCTGATCCGTGAGATCTTCAGGTATCTCCATCATCTTAAGCATGATGTTCGCCGCTTGCTTGTCCGATGCTGCCAGAGAATACACAGACAAGTTATTCTGCTGCATCAGCCGGAAGGCAAACTCTGCGGCAACGTAGGTGGGGCTAACCATGCCCCGCGCAAGGTTAAATGAACGGCTGATTATCTCGTTGGCAGAGATAGGCCGGACACCGCCTTTAGGTGCGTAAGGGGTCTTTGAAACACCTGCGGCTATGAACATGAACTCTGATATGTCGGACAGATATTGGATATGTTCGGAATCCATACCGATGTCTTCCAGTATCTCGATGACATTGGGATTGTCAATCTGCTCCATCAGACCCGCAGGATTTAACATGGTTTCCATTGTCCGTGTTTCACCTGTCATGCTCTTGAAGGTTGCTTTAGGGCTTGCCTGAACTTGCCCTTTACGGAGGATCCCGTTGGTTACCATATAGAGTATACCATCGTTAAAACGCTTTGTTGCCTCGTCTGACGTAACTCCCTGCTCTACGAGTGACGCAACAAAGTTCTGGCGAAGATGCTGGATTTCCGACACGTTTCCGTTTGCTACGTAGGTATCAAAGAAACGTTCAGGGTCACGAATGGTAAGCTGCTCCAGTTCGTTGATGTCTCGCTTCTGGAGATTTGTGAGAACTGCAATTTCATCTGAAGCATCTGCAATCCGACCATTCACCGCGTCACCAAACTGATCCAACTCTGTCTGCAGTCTTTCGTTCTTGGTAACCAGAGAGGCTATATCGTTCTCTTCCGCAAGCATCTTCTCCAAGTTGAGCAGGGGTTCATCTACAAGTTCCCCGTCTTCATTACGCACAGTTACCTGCAGGTTATCTTGAATACGGCGCATGCTTTCAATCCTGCTGAAATCATATCCGGTGTTGTTTTTCAAGCCCTGCTGCAAGTTCTTCAACTGGGTTGCACCCCATGCTTCATAGAGGTCTGCCTCTAGCATGCCCCGGAGATTAGCCAGCTTGTCCCGTCCTGCTTGAGTTGTTGTGTCAAAAACAAACTTGCCATCCACAATCTCGTCACTCCAAAACCTTGCCAATTCATCGGTGCTGTTCAGAAGGGTATCTTCGGAAAAGGCTTTACCATCTATGGCATCCCCTATGTTGCTTACCAGATCCAGATGCCACTCATTGGGACTCATGTTCTGCTTGTAGGGGTAACTAAAGCCACCTTCTGCTGGATCAACAAATTCAGGGCCTGTGCGAGAATTGTCAATCTTGTCCCCAATGCTACCCGGACGCTTCCGATCAAATACCTCACTACGGTATTGATTGCGGGTATCTGCCATCATAGGACCAATCTTAGGATGCCCCATAATCAGGCTATCAAGGGAACTGGCTGCTTCTTTGTAGGGACGTGCTTTCGCATCGTCAGCCGTGCGTTGGCCCATGTTTCTGAAGTGACGATAAACTACATCAGCTTCAAAGGCATTTGCAGTAAAGGGATTAAAATCAGCTTCCTGACGAAGGTATAGGGCAACGTCTATTGCGCGAATATCTTTTCCTGCGTATTCGCGCCTATTCTGCAGCAAAGCGACAAATTCAGCCATGTTTTCTTCATCTATCCCCGAATTACGCAACGAACGAGCCGCCATGTCATTGAAGGCACTGTAGGCAAGTCTGCCAGATCGGCTGTTCAAGAAGTCAAGGGACGGATCAAATATTCCCTTTAACTGTTTCCCTTCAAGGCTACCTATCTCGTCCACAAACTGCTGAACAAAATCCCCAATATCCAGAACTTCGCCCTCAAGTGCTTGGTTTGCATTTTCATACGCAGCCTTACCTCGTGCATAAATAGCGGACATGTGATTATCGTAGGTAATCTCAAGGGTCCGTGCCAACTCCCGCCTGTGTGCCGGAGTTCCTCGCAACGTTCTCAGGTTATCCAGACGTTCCCTCAAACCTTGCTGCACTTCTGACGTAATTCCTGATATAATCTCTTTCTGCTTTTCGATATCAGCTACAGCCCCCGGGGTCATCTTTATTTCCAAGTCTGCCATACGCTGAACGAAATCAGTATCCACGTCTGCCAACGGGTCTCGTATAACCGAATTGCGATATTCGCGCAGCAGACCCAGATATTCTCTTTTGCGGTCGGCTAACTCAACAGTCATGGTGTCGGATGCTTTTTTCACGTTATCAAAGAACGAGAAAGCAACCTGACTATTTTCTGTATCCACCCCGGACTCTGAAAGCATCTCCCGAAGACGCTTCACAGCAAAGTCTGCTTGAGATATACTCAGTTCCATTGACTCCTGTATAGCTATACCTTCTTCAAAACTAGACCCACGCAGGGCAGTGAAGGAAGCGTTCTCCATTGCTTGTAAAGGTGCGAGACCGGATACGTGTCCAAAAGCAAGTGTAAACAGTTCACCCGCTTCTTCACGTTTATCTTCTGGGAAAGCATCTATAATACGACCACGAAGATCCATATAATTCTTCATGCCGTTGTATACACCTTCACGCTGCTTTGGATTCAGGTTATTCATAATATCCGCAACAGCTTTAAAAGAGGTAGCTTCTTCAGTGGTGAGGGGTCTCCCTATAAAAGTTTCTATCTGGTCAAATTGACGGTTGACAAAAATTCCCTGCATGTTCGGAACAAGGGGAAACACAGCAGTTACGTCTTCTATAGTTCTTATAAGGTCCACCCCTACTTTGCTGGCTGTTCCCATAGTAACAAGATCTAATGCGCCTACTGAACCTTTATACGTCAATTTGATTGCGGGCTTTCCAGCAAAAGCAAAACTAAGCGCACCCAACATTCCCCCGGTATCTGCATCCAGTCCAAGTTGAGGCCCAAGATTATACCCGGCAGTTTGACCCATTGCTATTACACCCTCGTCCACAAGAAGATTCGATACGTAGGGAGTAGCAGTTCCTTTGAACGCAAGTCGATTTATGCGACCATTCAACATGCTCAATTCACCATTAAGCATCCTCATTTTATTGGGATCTGGCTTCTCTAACTTTGCATCCCGTATTTCTTGCTGAACACGGGTTCTTTCTTTTCGCAACTTTGTGAGGGCATTTCTAGCACTTCTGGCTTGCTGGGCATTATCCAACGCACCGCTATACTTAAATTTAGCGGATATTCTGTTTGTCATGCCATTCCACAGTCTACTAAAGCTATTACTGCTATTATTCAGCTTTATTTGTCTGTAAAGATCTGCGTCACTAATAAGTTTCTTTGCAGGTTTTCTCTTACGTTCCTCTTCTACCATTCGCAAGGCGTTTTTACCTTTTTGAATATGTCTAGCAGCGAACGGGGCTGTAAGACCCATGTTCTGAGCAACAAAAGATCCAAACTGCGCCTCTAAAGGAAGTTCCTTGAAGCTGAAATCCAGAAGGGAACTGCCCAGTTCATCGGATATAATTCGCCCTTCAACGGGTTCTATACCTTCGATGCCCGGATCAAACACATACCTACGCTTGTATTCCTCTTCTCCGTAGGTGTCGATGAATTTTTGCTTCATCGTTTCATTCAGGCTTTGACCAAACGATGTTGCCCCGATTTTTTCACGGACAATATTCTCATAGTTGGACATAAAGCGTTTCAGGCCATCCTGCCTGTTATACCACGCAGTTTCAAAGTCTATGTTCTCTGAAAGGGCAGCTTCCCGAACCGCAGAAGTGTAGCTTCCTATCCACGCAAATGCGTTTGGAATTTTACCCGCAAGTCTAGGTAATTCCATCATCTGCCGACCTGTATCCACCAACATCTCACCCCGGACAAAATGATCGAGGATAAGCTGGCGGGTCCGTGCATCTTGAACACCCGAACCAACAAGCAACTGATTCAAACGAATACCACCCGCACCGTATTGCCGCAACTCCTCTGCAACAGGCTCTTCCAACTCCTCTGGGGCAGCAGGAACAAGCATCCCCGTCTGTGGATCACGCCCTGTCCCCGGTATCCGAACTTGCCGACTCTGTGCCGCTTGCGTAGCAGAGGTTGCATCTATCCGCTGCCGGATAAAGTTCAGGGCTTGTTCGTCCTGTTGCAAAGCCTTCTGGGCAATGTCGTCCGGTATCTCCGTATTTCCAATCATCCGGGTTCCACCGTATATCACATCCTCTAGGGTCGGAATGGCGGTGGGTTCCCGGGTAATCTGCTCCATTCCCGCTTCCCGTGCTTCAGGAGACAGGGTTGTGAACTTTGCAGTAGGTTGGGCGATTATCTGTTCAGTAGCCATAGATAAGTTACCTTATTTCATTGGTATGAAGGATTGGGTAGCTGAATCCCAAGTGTAAGTTCCGGGAAGAAGACTTGCGCCTTGTCTTATTCTAAATGTCTGGGGGACTGTTCTCAAAAGAACTATGTCTTCACGGTTTACGTCACCTACAGGTATACTGCCCGCCTGTGCTGCTGCCTCTTCCGGCTGCTCCGAATCCGGCTGCTCTTGCGGCTGTGGCGGTTGTTTCGGAACCTGAACGGTTGGGGACTGCTGTGCCGGGGGCTGGGCTGTTACCCTTGCTGCCGGGGTTGGAGCAGGGGCAGCATCGGGGGCCTTTGTTTTTAGGTCTGTTACGCGATTGCCTTGAGGATCGATATAGATAAGGCTACCACTTGGATCTGTTACAGGCATCCCATTCTGACCTAGTGCAGGATATATAGGACTTCCATCTTCAGCCGTAAATTGACCTGACGGCTGTGCGTCTTCTGCAGGGGGAGTCAGCGTTGTAGCGGCCTCTTGAGTAATAGCCCTACCACGAGCAATCATGTTATTCCTATTTGTTATAAGTTTCGTAACAGCAATACTTGCATCTACCTTTCTGGCATCTGCGTCTGTTATGTCGTCTGTCCCGCCCATTTGAACAAGTGCCTTTAAGCGATCTCTTTTGCGCTTAGTGTCACGAATAACCACGTCTAATGCTGCAACAGCATCCTCTTTAGTTCGGAAATTGGAACCCAGCCGTATCAGCTGAACTTCAATATCTTGGTTTGACAGACGACCTGACGGGTCGGCAGCACGGGCAAGCTGGAAGGCCAAGCTAATCCGCATAGCTTCTAGTTCTGCAAAAAGACTTCCCTGCCCTACTTTTTCGCCTAATCTACGCTGTTGTTCTACTCGTTGATTGACGAAGTTGTTAAGCTGGTCGGTGTCTGCAAAATATGTTTCTCCCGCTTGTTCTTCTCCTCTGAAAAAGAAACCCGCAACATCATCAACAACACCTTTACCAATATCAATCACGGCCCTGCCCGTAGCCTTAAAAGCCGAATAGGCAAACACACTGTCTGGGTTGCCAACCAATGTGCCTCTAAAATTAAGCAACTGACCATAAGTAGTATCGTTGTTCTCTGCATCTTGCGTTAACTCACCAAAAGTCTCGTAAACATTTCCAGATGCGTTCAGAACATAATCATTTCGACTTGAGCCTAATGATTGTGGTTTACGCCCTGCAACTTTTATCTGCTTGCGTTGAGGAGGTGTCATGTAAGGAGTAAGCGCAATAACTAAGTTATTATAGGTGTCTTCTGATGAAAGATTCGGATCACCCACAGCGTCAAGCATAACTTGAAGTGCTTGATCTAGTTGTTGCGAAGTCATCCTTTTTAGATTTTCATCGGGATCCAACCCTGCAATACCGGGGATTGCACCTATCTTTACACTAGCAACGAATAAGTTTGCTTTCTGCTCCCGTGTCAGGTAAGGAACTTTTTCAAGGCTATCTATAAACGCATTAGCAGCATTTGCAGGAGTTGTATCCAAGCCTTTTGCAACAAGATTAAGGGCATTTTTCTGCTCTGCGGTCTCAAAAGTAATCGTTTGAACACCACCGTCAAGGACAATCACACTATCTACAGGCTCACCCGTATTTTTATTAATAGCGTCTGCCACACCATTAGCAGTAGCCTCTGTCTGCTGGGGGGCGGTTTCATCGAACTTGTTATAAAAAGGATTCAGAAGGGTGTAATCATAGGGAAGAATAGATTCTGGACCTTTTCCTGCTTTTAAAGTTTCCCCGGCAATCGAATTATCTATAATGCCTCGCGCTGCATTTATCTGACCGTCAAGTGCATTACGTAATGCAGGGTTTTGTTTTAGCTTTTCTATGGAGACATCTTCCAAACTTACAACTTCATTCAGAAACTGTATGGCTGTGTTTACGGTGGGATCTTTTCCAAACTTTGAGTTAAAACCCAACGTTTCATCGCCACCTGTAATAGTCGTGTTGTATTCCAACTCCTTCTTATTAACAATCCCCGCCAACGCGGTAAAGTCAATATCCAAGCCATCTGTCTGCCGACCAAAGATATCGATGGGTTCGCGGCTGTCCAAATCCTTCTGAGCAGATTTGATCATCGCGGATACAGCCTGTATACCGCTTTGGCTGGCATCCTTTTTTGTTGCAGACTGGACCAGCAACTGATTGAGGGCATCAATCTTCTGCTGATCAGCAAGCCGCCGTGCCTTCTCTTCTTGAATATTCTGCGTGAAGCCCTGAACCAAGCCAGTGGCAAATGCTGCACCGAAACCCATTATTCAGTCTCCTCTTCTTCTTTCTTTTCCATAGCAAGGAAGTTATCTTCTTTGGGTGCGTCCGGGGCGTAGCCTCTCCGGATACCCTCATTCACTGTCTCGCGGACATATTCAAACATACGCGGGTTGTTCTGCCGCATCATCCGGAAGAAGGTCTCGTCATCCATCTCCCCTTCCGTCAGGGCATCGTCATTCTCGAAGAACCGATACGGGATGTTCTCTTCTTCAGCCATGTTGGCGATATACAGGGCAAGAGGCCCCTTAATCAGCATCCCCACGTCAGGAGTGAAGCGACCCTCTTGGAACCCCTGAAAGATATACCCCTCAACCAACGTCTCTACGGATGCCCCTACGATAAGCATCTTGAACATCTCCTGCCTAATCTTGGGGATGGACAGACGGGCAATGGCCCGATCCAATACGGCATCGGGATTCACGTCTTGCGGGGGCTGGCCCCACGGCCAACGTTCGTTGTCAGTTGTCAAACCGTAGCCCGGTGGAGCAACAGCAAAGGGGTCTTTCGCTTCGATGCTTCCGGGCATCGGGCCTTCCATATCTATTTTCATGTCAACTCCGTCTTGCCAATGCCCAAAGTGCGTTGCCCGGCGATTGTCGGCTGAATCATCTGGGTGGTCAGGAAATCACGTATCTGCTGGTTGCGGGCGTTCTGGAGCAGATTACTCATGGCAGTCTGAATTTCTGGGCGACTATAGGGATTGTAGGTAGGCTGGGCTGTAGCTAAAGTCGGGCTTACTGTAGGAGTTCCCCGGGTCAGCTGCTTCACAGGACGGGGCCTAACTTCTGGGGAGGCAGCAGTAAAGGGCTTCTTATCTGCTCCCGTAGCTTTTGTAAACGTCTGTGCGCCTTTCTTCAGAAAACCAGCTACGTCAGATATGCTGCTTTCCTTGTCGTCTTTCTTGCCTGTCAGGCCGGATATCAAATCGAGGCCCGCCAATGCAACCGATGCAAACCCAAGTGCTTTACCAAGATTCATGTTACTATTCCTCTGTGCCTTGTGCGCCATACCAAAGCGCAAGCCAGTTGCCTATGCCCATAGCCAAGTTATCTTTTTGTTGCTGATCGTAAAGGGACTTGCTGTTTGCAAACTCCATAGCCATTATACCGATTTCGTGCTGTCTTTGCAAGGCTGACTCCGACTTCTGGAAGTTCCAAGCAGCATTGTCACGATACTTTTGCCACAGATTATTCAGGGCATTTTGGCTAACCGCAAACTGGTTCTGGACATTGATACGGTTGGTTTCGTTTTGCAACGCCGTAGCGGCAGTATTGATCTGTCTGCGCCACTGCACGTTCGACTGGTCCACAGCGAACTGCATATTTGCGTTGAACTTCTCGCGGTTGTCCCGCATAGAAGCATTGAATTGACTCATTGCGTTTTGCTGACTGGTGGAAAACTGCTCCATTGCAGCAACGCGGTTGGCATTGGCTGTCTCAACCTGCGAGGTAAGCTGTGAGTAGAACTCCTCAACCTGCAACTCGTTCTTTGCGTTGAACTGTTGCCGGGCGTTCTCCTCTGCCGCATCCTTGAACATAGCCTGTGTCAGGGCATTATAGGACAGGGTGTTGGCCTGTTGCCGGGCATCCATATTCTTTGTTTCGGTAGCCAACAGGACCTGTGCGTTGGTTACGGCCCCCTGCAACCGCGCAGACAAATTAGCCCTATCCATTGCAGCATACGTGGCGGCGTTGGCTAGGGCGGCTTGTTGTTCGTTATTCAAATTTTGCAACTGGATTCGGGCATAACTCTGGGCATCCGCAGCAGCAATCTGCACCCCGGACTCCATCACAGCTTGCGTCACGGCAGCAGCAGCCATAGACGAACCGCTGAGACCCCGTGCTTGCATGATGCTACCCACCTTGCGAACGGCAGGGGAAGCCCACGCTGGCATCGGCTTACCTTCCTCGATGCTACCCAGCAACTCTTCCATCTGGAAACGGACTGTGGCCCGCTGATCCAACTCTTGCGTTGCCGCTGTTGCAACTGCGCCGGGGGATACCGTGCCAACAACCTCTGAGATATCAATTTGGGGGGCAGCAGCAATCTGGGCTGCGTCCATCTCCGTAACCTGCGGGGCAATCTCTTGGATACCCGCAATCTGACCTACGCCGGGGGCAGGGGCAGCAGGTGGGGTAACTGTAATCTGGGTTGCATCCGGGGTAACTGCGGTAGGAGGAATGCCCGCAGCATCTAGGGTAGCCCCAGCTGTAGTCTGTAACTCGCCCTCTTGGACTGTGGGAAGAACTGCCTGTAGCTGGGGAACCCCCGTTGCTTCCCCCGCAGCCTGTTCGCCTATCTGGGCCATCAGGTCCGCATCGGTTGAAATCTTGTTGGGATCTGCCATCTACCTATTCCCTTCTTAATGCCCGGTCTAGCTTATCTTCGAGCCTATGCAGGGCTTCCATTAGTCTGTCCATGTCGTCCCTCAGTTCTGTCTTGGTTGCGTAGTCTTCCCTCGTCCGATTGAGGAGTATCTCAAGACGCTTGACTTCCCGGGAAATTGTCCCTGCCCACCATGCGCCACCGGCAAGGATTACAGCTATGAGAGTATCAACGAGGCTAGACATTTCCATTTGTTATCTCCAGCGCGGTCCTTCAAACCAAGCAACAAGACTTTTTCTAATTCCCTTTGTTACAGGTTCAACTTTGTGTTCCAAGTAAGAAGGGAAGACCAATACAGAACCCTTTCTTTTAAATTCAACGGGCATAGGGTCTAGCCCTTTAAAAAGAAAATCGCCACCTTCATACTCAATAGGGTCAGAAAGCTGAACAACAATAGATAATTTTCTCTGAAAAGATATTTCATCAAACCAATTTACATCTTGATGCCAGTCATAGTGACCATTTTCTTTTGCATCATACTCCGTATATTGTATGTCTCCTACATGAGTAATATCTACACCAAATGCACTTCTATTTGCTTGACAAACAAAGGAATACAACACCTCACGAACTTTTACTTGCTCACTTAAGAAAACCACTTTTGAACTTCTAATTTTTTTCAATCTTTCTAGGGCTTCTTCAGACATGTTTTCGTCTGTGTGAAAAACTTTGGCTTGTTTTAGTTCGTGAACATCTGCAACTCTTTCGTTAACCGCAGCCAAAGCGTCTTCTGGAAAAGCCTCTGTAAAAAGTTGCCAGTTATGAAGTCTACTCATTTATTTTTTCCTATTGTTTTATTCCAAAAAAATCTTTTATATCTGTCCTTAAAAAGACTTTGTAGCAAAAAATCTTGCTTCTGATATTTCTTTGTTTGTTTTTTAGAAATCTCTTCGCAAATTATGTTTTGCTTTTCTCTTTTAAACATCTTTACTTGTGCTATAGGTGTTCCTCTGGGAATTAAAAAGGTTCCTTCTTTTTTGCCAAGCCATATAAATGGAAATAAAACAGGCATATTAAAAGTATCTGTATCAACTGTTCCTTCAAACAGATATATGTTGCTGTGAAATCCGTTTGCTGGTGTTTTTATTTGGACGCTATATCCTTTCGGAGTTTCAATATGCCACGGGGAATCAAACTTTAATATAGACTTCATTGGTGAATCTATATTTAGGACTGCTTCATCACCAAGCTGCGCCCAATTATGATCCTCATTCTGCTCTTTGTTTCTACCCATAAACAAACCAGCATGCAAATTGCCATACTCATTTCTTTCAACAACAACGGTGTAATCTGCCCAAAGAGGTATTACAAAACCATCCGTCATAGATTCCATGAACGGAATACAAGTTTTAACAGTTCTGTCTATTGGCCCTTTTTCTTTTGGCATTTTCCTAAACCAGTTAGGCAAATACGCACTTGCCTTGTCCGGGTGGGGTATACTGTCAAAAATTGTGTTTGCCGTATAGAACTTTATAGTTGGTGTTTTTTGGAACATAACCTAGCTGTCAAATTGTCCCGGAAATACAGGCCAATCGTCTTCCTCTAGATTTGGCCAATTTGCATGTGTTGTTAAGTCCCGCAGATTTTGCCTGTAGGACTTGAGTTGTGTTTGATTTGTTCTGTCACCAATGATTAACCCGTCAGTTTCCTTCAGCAGATGGTTTCGTGTTTCTCTGTGTATTCCAGCTGTGTGTTCATCATCCGGGCTTCCTTCAATTAAGGTAAAATCATTTAGCCCTAGCATTGATTTGAGTTCATTAACTGTTTCATTGCCACCAATGTGACAAAAGGTTTCTACCACACCATCTGCGTTGGTGTAATAAAAATATCTTTGGTCTGATATTGTTTTTATAGCCATGACAAACCTCAATTAGCTTCCAAAAAATTCATAATACAAACGCCATTGTGTGTTGCCCGTATTAAACTGGTTGTTTGCACTCACCCTGTTTATTTGAACAGTGGATGTTGTATTCGTGGTTACTTCACCACCAAAATATGCGGGGCTAGTATGAGAGTTTGCTCTAACAATTTCAGTGCCACCAACAACCAGTCTAGGGCGATACGGGCCATAACTGTAACCCCCAGACAGACTTGTAATATACAGCATTTTTCCAGCAGGGACAGATGGATAGTTAAGCGTAATTGTAGTTGTGGTATTTTCTGGTGTGCCTGCCAAAAGATTGTTTGGATATGGCGCATCAACTGAACCAAAACTTCCGCTTGGGCCGGTAGGGCCAGTAGGGCCGGTAGGGCCGGTAGGGCCGGTAGGGCCAGCAGCACCGTCAGCACCATCTGGGCCAGTCGGGCCAGTAGGGCCAGTTGGGCCAGTTGGGCCAGTTGGGCCTTGCAAAGCTGCATTTGCAATCGTTTGCTTTTCCCATGCACCAGCAGTTACGTCATATACTGGAATCAAGTCCGTAGATACAGCATCTGTTCCGGTTGAAAAACCTGTCAGAGCAGACCCCACATTTGTGCTGTCGGTTATATCCGCAGAAGATTCAATACCATCTAGCTTGCTACCGTCTGCTGATACATCCCGGCCATCAACGTTTCCGGATGTGATTAAATTATCTACCGTTACGTCCCCTGCAGTAAAGTTTCCGCTTGCATCTCGTGATACGATGGTGCTTGCTGTATTTGCTGAAGTAGCGTTGGACGTTACCGTAAATGTAGCACTTTCAGACGATGCAGAACCTGACAAACCAACGCCACTAACCGCCCCTGCGGCAATATAGTTACCTGTTGTATCGGTTCCTAGTGCAACAGAATCCGCTGCTACTCCATTGGCAGTTGTAGCAGTGGTGGCTGTATCGGCATTACCTGTCACATCACCAGTTACATTACCTGTTACATTTCCTGTAAGCGAAGCCGTAATGGTCCCCGCAGAAAAATTACCACTGGCATCGCGGGCAACAATCGTGCTGGCCGTGTTGGCATCAGTAGCATTAGATGTAACTGTGAATGTCGCGCCTTCAGCAGATGCGGAACCGGACAAACCAACACCACTCACTGCACCTGCGGCAACATAGTTACCAGATGTCTTGGTTCCCAACGTTACGGCATCATTGGCAATCCCCGCAGTATCAATCTGCGGACCTTCACCTGTCGTGCCATCGTGACTGTGGCCTGTAGTGTTATCAAAAGCCGATTGGATTGCATCAAACTCACCATCCAAATCGGAGGCGTTGATTACGTTGCCATCTGCAATGTTGTTGGCCGTATCGTTTCTGGTATAACCTGTACCCATTTGTTATCTCCTTCCGTATGTTCCAAACTGTAGAGTTGCAGCGTCTACAGTAAATACGGCATCTGTTTCAATTCCGGTTGTTTCGTAAAGAATGGATACGGTAAACCCGGATCCTATAGTTTGCACCTCGAAGATTGCCTTCTGTTTTACCCCGTATGCACCTGTCCCATATATTCCGTTTCCATAAGTAATAGATGCGGCTGTATCTGTCGAAAGAACGGAGTCCGGCTGTGTTACATTCGGTTGATCAAAATCAAACTTGAGGGAATACTCCAAGTCAAATGCACCATTCACATCCAGATATGTGGTCCCTTTGTAAATTGTCTTTCGCACATTCGGGTCGTTAAGCGGGACGAACGGAGTCGCAAAAGTCGCAGGTATGGGGTCACCGTCCAGTGTGTTTCCTTGTTCCATTTGATAGACATATCCGTCCGATGCTCCAAAATAAATGCGTTCTGCAAATCCATCATATTCACTAGTGACAACGTAGGCATTGAAGCCACGCAGGTCATTCCAAGAGATGCCCTCCTGAAGCTGCGTTCCGGCAACCGCCTTCGCTGCATCGTTGCTGTATCCACTGTTGTAACCAAAGATACGATACTGGCTTTTCTCGCGGATAACTGTGCTGCTAAAACCCCCCGGGCTAGATGAAATCAAATCTAGCATCTCCGTCTGGATAGGTTTGGATATCACACCCAAGCTAAAATCACCCACGCGGTCAGTAGCAGAAAACAAACGAAGGCCATCTGGCCCCAAGAACATGATGTCACCACCAATTTCCTGCACAGTGTCTTCAGCAACACATCCCAAGTCCCGTGAGACAGGCTGCAACTGAAAGTCATCGATGCTGCTTCCCGCCAATCGGTTGATGGTGTTCTCACTGAATATAATCAACTGATCGCGGAAAACAATCAAACCCGTTATGGTATCAGCTATATTTATTATACCACCACCGCTTGCACTTGTAAAGTCATCATCTTCATACGGTGCGGAGAAAATAAGGTCTTTCCCGTTGGCAAGGAATACGTGGTTCTTAAAGTTAATAGCCTGACTTGCACCAGATGTGTCTGCGGGCAACGAGGTTAGTTGTTCAAAGGTTGTCCCATCAAAACGGAAAGGTTTACCCGTCCCATCCACAACCATCAGCTTTTCAGTTCCATCGAAGTCATACTTCAGGAAGCGAACCTTGCCGGATCCCCCCAAAGTAATCCCACCACTGCTGAAGGTAGCGTTGTCGGTTATCTGAGTCCAGCCTGATCCAGACGAACGAAACAGGTCGTCTCCCCGGGCTGCATACACATTACCGCTGTAGCGAACAATCCCACGAACATTCCCGGTATTGGACAGCGCAGCACTGTCAAACTTCTCATAGCCTTCCACGCGGCGATATCCACCAAACACAGAGGGTTCAAAGTTGCGAAGAATCCGGGCGGAACCCGGAGCCTGTATGCCCTGTTGGAAAGGGGAGAGGTTTGTAATCAGGCCACCTTTGAACTCAAAGGCGTATGTCTGCCAACGATCTGGCATTTAGATAGCCCTCGCATACACGTTTTCATTTACAAGAAGAGTCCGCATGTGCTTGGTTCCCTGCTCAAACTTGCGGAGGGCCAGACTTGCAGACTCAAGATTGTCGCGGAACATATAGGCATGATACATAGCCCCATCAACTATGACATGCTTGAAACGGTAGGGAATTGTCGGAACGTCATCATAGGTGGTCAGGTCTGCCGGGAACATAAAGTATTCGTATTCGGCAGTGTAGGCTTTGTCCGGCATCGGAGCAAAGATGATATCACCATCCTGTGACCGAACAACATATTCGGGAACAGTCCCATTGGTTGTATCTGTCTCGTATTCCTGATCGATGTAGCGGTCGATATATTCATCGTAGGACATCTGCTTCAGATGAATTGCTGACCCTACCCCCAGCGTTGTATTGCGCTGAATACGGACAGTATCAAAGTCAACATACTTGGCGTTTTCCGGCAACGGGTAGCGGAGTTCTCCAGCGGTCATGGTGATGTCGTCCGTATTATGATTGAACGGCCAGTTGAAGTGCATCTGGTTGATATCCCGAACTGCACTGTTGATGCTGTCTTTGATTTGTGAGTAGAAGCCAGTTGAGGATGCAAAGTTGGAGGAGGTCAACTCCGGCTCGTTCAAGCGGCGGCATACTTCGTTGGTCAGTTCAAGATAATTATATGCCATCAGTTTTTCTCCACTACACGGATGCGAACTTCTTGTTCGATAATGGTTGCATCACTGGCGGTCATGCGACAGACAATCTTGTAGGTTGTAAAGACTGTGCCGCTGCCCAAATAAATCGTTGCAACTGTATCGGTATTTGTGCTACTCACATACTGCAGACCATTAACAATCTGACTAGCTGTCCACGTCTGCAATGTGTCATTTTCATCGTATATCTTCCAAACGATGTTGTCTATTGTGTCTCCCTCAAGCTGCTCTGTCCAGTTGATGGAGTAGTCTAACTGATCGTCAGGATCTTTATCAGGCCATTTAAAAGACATCATGCAGCCCTTCTATCTTGAGATGTTTGTTTTGGCTGTAGCTTGACAGTTCGTTGTCTGCTGTATGCCGATGCGGTAAATACTGTTATTGCATCGGGGGGGGCCGGAAGATTGATTGTAAGTGTTCCAGAAACCCCTGATACACCTGCCGCTGTATTAGGAGTTACAGAACCAATGGAACCAGTTGCAGACACACTTAGAAGTGCCTCAGTTGGCTTCTCCTCTACTGTGTTTACAAAGCCCGTAGCAGACACGCTACTAAGAGTATGATTAGCTGTTCCAGTAAGTGTCAGGCTACCTACAAAGGAAGAAGCAGAGACACCGGCTAAATCTTCGTCTACATTTGCAGACACTGCTCCAGCAAAGCCTGTAGCTGCCACGCTGTCTAGTGGCTCATCTACATTTTCACTTAGAGTTCCTATAGAACCTGTGGCTGTTACTGCAGTAGGCGTTATATAGTTGATTGATACAACGCGACCAAAAGGATGTGCCGACCCTGTTGCAGATACACCTGATATAGGTTCATCTATGTTTACAGTCGTAGTCCCTGCAGATCCTGTTGCTGCAACACTATTGACTGCTTCTGTAAGATTGACCGTGACAGAACCTGCAGAACCAGTTGCAGATACACCATCAGGGAAGGCCGTGTCAAGAATTGTCTCAACACTTCCTACTGCACCCGTAGCAGATACAGACCCCAGCCTTTCACTGACATCCACTTCAAAGCCGCCAGCCGCAACAGATTCGATTGCTCCTGTTGCAGAAACACCTGTAATTGCGACTTCAGGTTGAACAATTCCGTAGCTTGCGGAACCATACGCACCAGTGCCGTAAAGAGCATCTGTGGTGTCGTAGAACGCCATGTTCTACTCCTTACGCGATACGGATTACAGCGTTAGATGCGTCAGCAGCAGGAAATTCAATAGTCAAGTCACCAGCAGTAGCAGATACTGTGCCGCCAAAGTCGATGACAGCAATAGCGCGGTTACCTTCAGTTGCATTATAGATGATACAACCGTCAGCAGAAACTGTTACGTTGCTAAATACCTCATCTGTAAAGTCTACGATAGCAGTTGAACTATCCAAACTAATTGCCGCACCATCCAGAACCTGACCACCAGTAGTGTAGTTAGTGCCAGATGCTTCGTCAGAGTTACCTGTTACATCAGAGTAGTTAGTTGTGCTGGCGTCATATGTGCCAGAGGGGGTGTCTTTAATCAGAGCAAGTTTAATGGAGTCGGTATCCAAATCGTGAAGACCGCCCAGCAATTCTGATTTAAAGCTATTGCACATTGCAGTTGTGATTGCCATAGGGTTTCTCCTTATATTGGCAGGTTAATTTAGAGAAGTTTCAAAAAATTCTTCTATGGATATTGAAACGTGAACGGCACTGTTTGCACTTGCAAGGCCGCGAATCTTGTCATCCTTGACAAGGAAAAGAGGGTAGTCTGTAATCTGAAGCAACGAATTAGCGGGCAACTCTACTGTTTCCGCAAGGGTGTGATATGTCGTTGTCGCAGCTTCATACCAGTCCAAGCTAAACGTAACAGCAGAGGAAGACGCATTGTTGATATAGATGCTATTCACGTCTGCTGTAAAACGGGCAGGAACGGTGTAGATATCCTGATTAGCCGTTGTCAATTCTTTGGGAAGAGTGCGTTTCTTACGGCGTTCCATTCTATGCCCCGTCAGTCAAGTCCCAGAAAGCCAAACATCCGATGATGTCGTCTGTCCCAGAGATTGTTCTAGCTGCCAGCGTATACACATCACTCGTCCCAGCTATGGTTCTGCCAACCTGTAAATCAAAGTTGTATCCCGTTGGCACGATTGCATCTCCTGAAGACTGGTTAGTTCCCTTCGTGTAGTTTTGCAACACGATTGTCCCGCCTGTTAGGGCTGTTGCACTTACATCATAATCAACGTTGTTAAAGGTGGATGTGTCGTAGGAAGCCCCAGTAAGTGTCGCGTTTTTGATAAGGGCAATCTCGTAATCAACGTTGTTGGGAATCGGAAATACAGTATAGTAGGCGGGAAGAACAACAGCATCCAAGCTAGATGAATTAAGACGGATAGACACCATCGGTTCAAAGGATGTAGTCACAGTTGTGGCTGCTGTCATCCTTGCCCAACTCAGGGCTTTAACTTGTTGATAACCACCCTCACTTACAACACTGGAGCAGATCTGCTTCATGCTTGTTCCGCTGGACAGGGTATCTGTAGCTGTAATCTCGTAGCGGAGAGGCAAGATCGCTGTCTTCATGTAAACAGCAGTTACGCTATTTGCGTGATGAAACTTGTGGCAAATAACAAACTCACCGTCAATTACAAACCCACACCGAACTGTTCCTACGCCTAGCCACTCAAAATCCATAAAGAATATCTGGGCTTTTGGGTCTGTGGTCAGATTAATGGTCTTACCGCTGGGTCCTGTGCCATCTAGCTTATCTACATTCCAGTTAGCTTGCGTTGCGTAGGTTGCATCACTGGCACTGCCACTTGTTGAGGTTCGGACTACCAGACGAACATCCGTATCGTTCTGCTCCAAGTAGACACCATCGTTTGCCCCGAAGTAACCTACCCGTTGACGCAGATTCGTCTGACGGGCTGCAAATACGAAGGTCTCCATGACCAGCAAACTTTTACCCGGCTGATACGGAAACACCCGCTTGGTTTCCCGGATAACTTCATCACCCGATGTAGTTGTGACGGACATCTGCACACTACTTTCATTGGATAGGTGAGATGTGCTTGCACTGCCTGATGTGCTGGTATCAAACTGTTCGTCAATCGCGTATCTATTCTGGCTGTCAAACAACGTAAATGGGGAAGCAATCCGAAGCCTACCAAACGCATCTATGTTGCCACCCCCAAATGTGACTACATTGCCGTTGCCCGTGCTGGACAGGCGAACAAGATTTGGATAGGACGTAATCGACATCAGCTAGTTTTTCTGTAGGACCGTGTTTTCTTGGCTATCTTCTTCGGCTGCTTAGATACCTGCTTGCCCGCCCGCGTTGCCTTACGCTTCGCACGAGTTGTGGCCGCATACTCCTTTGCCGATAGAGCCTTGATCGCTTTCTCCGGCAGATAGCGTTCTCCTGTTGCTTTGGGACCTTGAGTGGAGGGCTTACCGGACTTGGTGCGCCACTTCTGCTTAGTCCAACTCTTCAAGGAACGTTGGCTCTTCTTCAACGCCATCGATATCTCCCATAGTCAAAAAGGAAATCGCAACCAGCTTGTCATTAGCGGAGACCCATCCTTCAAGGGCAGTGTCCATTTCTTTGAGAAGATCGGGATGTTCTCCAATAGCCGCTGGATTTGACAGGTAATTTTCGAGAGTATATTCCGCATTTTTCATCTGCGCCTTGTATTGATGCTTGAGTGCGTCTACAGCCAACTTTTTCATAAGGAACCGCCTTTCACTGTATTATACAGGTCACAGTTGATTTAGGCAACAGTTTTTATCGGTTTATGTAAAGCCAGATAATAAACGTCACGAAAGCAACTACCGCAATGAATAGCCCAACTAAAGCAACTATCTCAACAAACTTCCTGCGGCGTTCCCGTTGGCGATACAAGGTTTCCTGTCGTTCCTTGCGAATCTTGCCTTCCATGCGAATGAGTTCTTCCCATGTCCCAGCCTTGCAGGTGTATTGGATTAACTGCCGCAGCTGGTCCCGTTGTTCCTGCACCTTACGCTTGTGCATAACAACTTCGAGGGCTTCTTGTTCTACGGACTTGCCCGCGAACATCTTCTTAAATATGGGCGGGTTCTTGGCCTCTTTCTCTGCCTGTTCTATGTCAGACAAGGCCCCCATCCACCGGGAAAGGTCCCCTACCATCGACTCAATGTCGCGGCCTATCTGAAAACCCTTCTTTAATGCACCAAAAGCCGCCGAAGCGGTAGCCATCGCGGTGACTGGATCCATGTTAGTATACCTCTACGCTTTTCGTATTTACAAGTTTGGGTATACAATAGACTGTGGCTCTGTCTCGTCTGTCTATTGCGTCTAGGCTTGAGTGGGTTCCATATCTCTTTGCAATCTCCGCTGCAAAAAAATTACATTCCAAGATGGAACGAAAATACATATCGTTACTTGCGAGATAACGTTCGTCTCCTACGCCAAGATATACGAGAAGCAAGAAGACGTGTTCCATCCGATTTTCTTTTCCGTGAGTTTCTCCAGCGTGATAGTCGGGCTTGGGCTAACCGCATAGCTAGTCCCTATAGCCGCCCCCGGCTTTCTTGTAAGCAGCAGCAACCATCTGGGCTTTACGTGCTGACCACTGCCCCGGGCGACCGCCCTTGCTGCCAGCCTTGACACGGTTGAAGATGCGTTTTCTCATTCCGGGCTTAGTATAGTTGCCAGCCTCATTAACTCGACTTTTGCTTTTAACTTTACCGCCTTTTTTGTAGCCAGTCTCTCCAATCGTGCCGCCTTGCGCTTTCTTTTCAACGCCCGTGATTTTGCCAGCATTGGCTGTTGCGTAGAAGACCTGCTCACCCTTTTTCCCCCCGTATGTGCGTTTCATGCTTGCCATGATATCTTTGCCTTTTTTGGTTAGGGGCATAGTTACTCTCCGTCTTTCATCATCTTGCAGAGACGAACGGCC